CACCGTTTCGCCCGCATATTCGGGCTTCCAGTCCTTCTCATAATAAATCACACAGGTCTCATCCTCGGCGAACTTGCTGTCGCGGTGGATGTAACCCTCGACCCCGAAGGTGTGCGCGTTGGCGTAGGCACGAACCAAAGTCGGCGTCGTCGGCATGAACCGAGGCTGGATGTAGTCCCAGAGATCCCGAATGCACTGCGGGACCTCGTGATAAACCTCGTCGCGCTCGACCTTGCTATCAGACAGAACAATGTTCCAATGGCCAAAGCCCAGCATCTTGTTGGAGCGCCAGCCGTACTGCCAGCCACGGCGCTCGACCTCGGTGATGCACTCAGCAAGTAGCTGCTCGGGGATCTGATCATCAAAACAACGGATCTTGTCCGCTTCAGTGATTGCTTTAGCTGACGCAAGGAAGTCCGCGTCAGCCTTCATTTTTTCGACCAAGGCCTGAATGGCGTCATCGTACATTATCGGCTCCCCACCAATTTATCCATTCGCTCCAACGCCGTCTTGAACGCCGGGTTCAGATTGTGATCGCCCTTGAGGATCTCCTGAAGTTCCTTGCGGGTCTCAGTCGTGTCAGGCGTCCGGTTGAACGCAGCCTGCGGGTCAATCTTGTTGGCGTGGGCCATTTGGCCGAGCTGCTGGATCTGGCGCCGATGCAAATCAGCGCGCTCAGGATCCTGCGCGACAAGGTTTTTGGTGTACTGGGCCAGGGCAAACATCAGTTTGGCGGCGTCGCCACCAGCGCGGTTGATCATGTTCTGACCAACCTGGCCGCCGTAGTTCTGAAGCGCGAAGTCGGCAAATTGCTCAAAGGCCTGTTTGTCGCCCGTATAAGGCTTGCGCGAGACCTTGCCACCCTTTGCGAAGGCCTGAGGTCGCCCTTCATTGGCGACAGATCCAAACGACTGACCAGCAGCGCCACCAAGGGCGGCGTCAACACGGGCAAGCACCCTGATGGCGCGTGGATAGCGACCGAACCGCTCAATCAACGCCGGGGTGTCATGGCTCATGATCTCGCCTGCGAAGGTGTAGGACACGTCCGCAGGCATAGTGCCGGTCGATGCCTTGCGCAACAGGAACGCCAGCTTGCGCTGGTCGATGTCCCCATCTTCCGCGAGGCTGGAGACGTCCTGAACCGTCGCATCGACCTTCTGGTCGAGGTTGAAGGACTGGGGAGCGGGCGCTACCTCGCCGCCTTCGGCGTAGCCTCTTACCGAGCCGCCTTGGGCATAATCGACGGTGAGGTCCTTGGCATTTCGGATCTGTCCTTCGAGTGCTTCATTCCGCTTGAGCCCATGCTTGGCTGCGAATGACTTGTCAAACGCTTCGACCCGTGGGGCGAGAAAATCTGATATGTATTCAAGAACATCGGATCGTCCTGAGGAACCAATCCTTCGAATGTAACCTTCACCATTTGGTCTCTCCTGCCAATTATTAGAAACCAGATCGCCATCACTCGCAAAAGCTCGAGCCTTGGCGCTATTGTCCATCTTAGCATTGCCGACGAGTTCTGCAACGTCTTTATGAAAGTCTTTCTGGTTTTTGGTATCACCAAAGTTAAGGAAACGCACTTCATTACTGCCTGCGGGGATTATAGCAACACTGCCGCCAAACTTGGCGTCAACAGCCTTTCCTAACCCAACAATATCATCGCTGCTTAAGGGCTTTTCAAAACGGAACTCCATGCCATTTGCTTTGGTAATTTGTGGGTTAAAATACGGGCGATGGTAACCCACACCATCTTGTTTCAGCAAAAGGCCCAGTCCAGCCGCGTAGATCTCCATCATCTCCTTAGAGGCGCTGTCAATATCTGGCGCTTGCTTAGCCGCCTTGATGCGGGTCGCGCCGACCTGTCGCAGTGTTGCAGGGTTACTGGCACCCTCCCAATATCCGGGGGCATCAACCGCGCCGGGCGACAAGATGTTGAGATATCGGGCCAGAAGGTCCTGACCATCTTCGCCTTGCAGCGCCTGCTGAATACCCACATGGTACTCAGCCTTTGCTTCTGGCGGCAAAGCCTCAAAACCCTCTAAATGACCCACCTTGGTGCTAGGTGCAGATTCCCAAGAAACATGCGCGAGGTTCTGGTCGAGGAAGTCAGAGAAGTCGCGAGCGGCTGCTGCAATTGCTTCAGGCGTCACATCAGAGCCAAGAGACTGCTCGCGCATCAATGCGCCGTAATCAGCCTCGCGCCCCTCCTTCACCTTGAACATCATCTTGCCGGGATTGGCCGGATCAGAGATGCGCTCGGCAATACCCATATCAAGGGCCGCAGCCTTCACAGCATCCTTCACGCCCTCTTGCCGTGTCTTCATCGCGGTCCAGATTGCTGCTTGAACTTGATGCGGCTGCCAACCCAGCTCTGCGGCAAGGTCAGCTGTCATGCGCTCCATCAGCTCATACTTTTTGGTGCCCCCGACGGCGTCGTCTAGGTAGCCGAAGGCGCGAGCCATCCACAAATCCTGCGTCGATCCCTGCAAGCGCGACGGGTCGATCTGAACCATGAGGTTGTTATAGAAATTGTTGATCTTGCGCCCGTTAAAGGGAACGCCCTCATTCATCACAAGGTGCGCCTTCAGATCACGGTCGAGTGTCGCAATGTTCTCATAGGAGTTCGGGCTGCCATGCTTGGCAACCAGGAACCGCTTACCGCTATCGTCAAGCGGGATCTTGGTGAAGCCCTCTTTAGAACCGCCAAGAGACTTTAGATATTTATCTACACCATTCACAGTGTCGAATGTCATTTCACGATTGATGATCTCGCCATCCCAGAGCTTCTCACCGGCCAGCGCCCGGTTATAAGCCTTCATGGCGTTCTGCGTGTTCACGTCCACAGCGGTCTGTGGGCTATAGATCGCGATCAATTGCGCGAACTTGTCAGCGGCCTCCCGATCGCCGCCAAGGAACTCAAGGATGCGATTACTTGAACGCTCGTACCATTCTTTGCCGACCTCGCCCTCAACAGCCAGGCCCTTCAGATCCTGATAGAGCAGCTGCATAGCCTCTTCGGGCGGCAGGTCCTGATAACGCTCGACCATCTTGCCGACCTGCGTGCCACGCACGTCGTCAAACATGTTGGCCATTTCCTCAGGCGCTGTCCCAGCCTTGCCAGCGAACTTCTCAGCCATACGGCCAGTGGCGTCTGCCGCCTCAAGAGCAGCCCTCTCGGCAACCTCGGGGGCGATCTGCGCAGCACCACGCTCGACGCCTTCAAGCAATGCGCGCTCGCCAGTGCGCACAGCGCCCTTAGCGATAGCACCACCGCCGAAGGGCGCGGCAACGCCCGCCATGGCCGTAGCTGCAAGGGCTTTCAGCTTGTCAGCCGTGACGGTGTCACCCTCGGCCTCAGCCTTCGCCGCAGCATCCTTCAGCTTCGAAACGTCGCCCGCAGCCATCACGTTACCAACAACGGGCAACATGCCGCCGATGAACCCGATGGGGTCTTCGGCGGCTGCGTGATAAAGCGTCTTGCCCGCCGTGGCGATGTCGCCGGGGATCTGGGCGGGATCCATCGCTCGGCTCGTCGCGTACTCGCCGACGATCCTGCCGAGCGGGGCGACACCCTCAGCCGCAGCCGTCAGGCCCTTAGCAAAGCCCTCAGCGCTCGGGCTTCCTGCCTGCTGTCCCCCGATGGGGCTCTGCTGCTCAGGCGGGACCATCTGCGCCGCCAGCATGGCCGGGGTGAGAACTGGGCGCCGATCAGGCCTCGGCACCGGCATGGGGATCGGCCTCTCTTCCTGCGACGGATAGAGGCTGGTCTCCGGCTCAGCCTCGACCGTCGGCCTCTCGCCACGGTAGATCGTGAGTGGGCGAGGCGGCGCATCGCCGCCCTCATACATGTGAACGGGGCCGCCCCCGGCGAAGTTCGCCTGGTAACCGGCGCCGACGTTCAGATCCCGACGCTCGGGGTTGTACTGGCCATAGGCGTTGAAGCCACCGCTGCCGACGTTAGCGCCGTAGGTCCGCCCTCCGGGCCCCTGCTGCGCCGTCAGACCAAAGTAGGCGTCAGCGTCGAAGGGCTTGCCGCCTACGCCCACGGTATGGGTTCCGGGGACGCCCTGCACGGTCGGCTGGATGTATTGATAGCTGAGAGGGCCTGCCTGAGCCCTGCCGCCGACCATCACCGGCTGACCAGTCGTCGGATCACCCGCGCCGATCAGGCCAGCCGACAGCGGCCCGCGCTTGGCTCCGATCCCGGCGTTGTAGCCGTATGTGGATCGACCGGCGCCTGCGGTGGGGCTGAAGGCCTCCTCGATGCGCTTCATGCCTTCGGTGGGGCTCTCGTCGAAATCACGCGGCATATGGGTTGCCTTTCGGTCGGTCGTCATGGGCGCGAGGCTCGGGCGCCTCCGGCCTGGTGACGCGGATCATATCACGGTCGGCGAGGTAGCGCAGCCCCTGCACCCCGGCGTCCATCAGGTCGTCGTGGGGGATCGACCCCTCGCCGGAGAACGTGCAGAGCTGCTCCACCAGCGTCTGGGCCCAGCTGATCGGCTGGCCCGGCATCTTGGTGCTCTCAGGAACCCAGACTCGCCCTGCGGCGAATAGGGGCGAGATGGCGTGAAGGCGGTCGAGCTTCCTCGCCCTGCCAGGGTTGTAGGGCGCCGACACGATGCCCTCCCGCCCGAGGGTCTGGCGCAGGCTGATGCCGGATCCCTTGTCTTCGATCAGGAGCAGGTCGGGCTTGCGGCCAGAGTCTTCGGTGTAGGTCGGCCCGAACATGGGCTTGAGGATAGCCCGCTCCCTCGGGGCGTAGACGGCCTTGAACTCGTTCTTGACGCGCTTGATGAGGTCGGGGAAGCCCAGCCGGTCCTGCCAGCAGTCGAGCAGGATGATGTCGCGGCGCTCTTTACCCATGCTGAAGACGCCCCAGACGGCGCAGGCGCTGTAGTCGGGGTCGCTGTTCTTCTTGACGCCATCGCGCGTCGTCGAGCCGGTATCCTCGGTGAAGGCGGTGTCGAGCGACATCACAATGAACTCGAGCTCGGGCAGCTGCCGATCGTTTGGCCAGAGCTTCAGCCACGAGCGGCGGATGATGCCCATCTCCTCGGGGCTGATCACCTCGGCGTGGATCTCCTGGCGCCCGATCGTCGTACCCTCATATCGCAGGATCTGGTCTCGGAAGGTCGGCGCCAGGTTGGCGAGGTTCTCGTAGGTCGAGGCCCGCGTGACGACGACGTCCTTGCCCTCGCGGGCGAGCAGGTTGCGGATGATGGTGTTGGGCTTCGGGGTGGTGGTGCAGATCAGCCTGGGTCGATCGCCGAGGCGCATACCGAACATGAGGAGATCGAAGGCCTCGTCGGCCCGCTGCCAGGCGGCGAGCTCGTCCAGCCACCCGCCGTGGAACTGCGGCCCACGAAACCGCTCGGGCTTCTCGGCTGTGATGCCCTTGATCGTCGATCCGTTGATCATCTTGATCTCGACCTCGCTGCGATTGTAGGTCTCAATCAGGGACGGCGGGATGCAGTTGATCAGGCCCGACTCGCCCTCGAAGCAGACGCCAGTCAGGTCGCCATAGGTGGGCGCCGAGACCAGCCACCGGGTGCCAGGCTGAAGGGTAGCCCACTTCCCGAGCACCTCGGCGGCGGTGCGGGTCTTACCGGCGCCACGGCCTGCGAGCAGGAGCCAGATCACCCAGTCGGCTGCCTCCGGGGGGATCTGGTGCGGCAGTCGCTTGGTGATCCACGTCATCTGCCAGTCGGCGATGGCTCGCTCGACCGGGTTCAGCTTGGTATATGCAGCCTGAAGATCGAACCGATCATCCATCGGTCTTGGTCTTCTCGACGGCGGCGAGGAAGGCGAACAAGCTATCGGTCGGGTTGGTGGTCAGCTCGACCTTGGCGTCAACCTCCATCTTCTCGCCCCATTTCTTCGGGGCTCGCTTCGACGCCAGCCATTGCAGGGCCGAAAGCTTTACCCGATCAGCCGGAGCTGACTCGGGGGTGCATTTGGTCGCAATCTCGGCGATCTTGTGGGCTTCGAAATCAGCCAATCCCTCGCGTGCGCGCGCGCACTGTGTGTCGAACTCCGGGTGCTCATCCATCCACCGATACACGGTCCTCCGGCTGGGCATTTCTGGGTCTTTGCAGATAGTTACGATGTCTTCGCCCTCGATCATGCGCTCGCAGATTTTTGCAGCAATTTCAGGCGTATAGCTAGACGAGGTTGGCATGTCTGGCTCCTTGTTTCGACTGGGAACATAGCACGGACGAAAATAATTTCAAAAAAGATCAGAAAAGGAGAAAATAGTTCTTGCATCGAATCAGGGGATATGAGACAAAGGGTCATCGAAACAGACCAACCCAACGGAGCACAACATGACCAAGATCATCAATGTAACCACCGGCCCTGCTAACGAACTGTTCCCCGGCTGCAAGGGTTTTGTCGTTGTCGCCGAGACCCCCAAGGGCGAGGTGTTCATCCATGAGCGCAGCGACCTTTCTCTGGCCCAGTGCAAGCGCCTTACTGATCGCGTTAAGGCAGCTGGTGAAATTGACGAAAACCATTGGGTTTTCTGGCGCACTGTCTACGGCTCTGACGCTTTCCTCGCAGAAGAAGCAGACGTTCACTTCATCCTCGGCGGCGGGGGTCGTTACGAAGATCTCCCGGATAACCTTCGCTCTCTCGCTTAATTCAACCGGGGGCTTCGGCCCCCACCACCCCCAACCAGCACAACAGGAGCACAACATGAACACCATCGCCGTCAAATCCGCCCTCACCAAACTGAAAGAGTTGCGCAGCTATCCCACGGCCAAGCGCGGCGACGTTGTCGTCATCGAGCTCACGAGCTCCTACACCACCGCCAAGTTCAAGACGGAGCGCAGCACCTCCTATTACTTCGCCAAGGTCACGAAGACCTCGCAGGGCAAGGTGGTGGACTACGTCAAGGCGAATGGCGCCCGTGGCATTGTGGACACCCGCCACCGCGTGATGTGCATCACCGAGGCCGACAAGCAGGCTGCTGTGCGCGACCTGTTCGGGACCGAGCTCGGGGCGATGGATTTCGATAACCTCGATCAAGTGAAAGCTGCGATCATCGACAGGGTCGAGGCCCTGCGCTGAAAATAGTTATCCACAGGGAGAAAATAGTTCTTGCATCGAATCAGCAGGCATGAGATAACTAGACATCGAAACAGACCAACCAACGGAGCCCAACATGTTCATCGAGATCCACGACTACATCGCCCAGAAGCGCCAAGACGCCCGCGACGCCTACGACTACGCTCGCTGGATCGGCACCCCGGAGCCCAGCGAGAAGCAGATCACCCTCTTCCTCGAACTGACCAACGGCGACGTGTTCAGCGTCTCGCAGGACGAGCGCGACCAGATCGTTTTCAACATCATCGAAGGAGCCTGAACCATGTACTACCTCATCAACAACGCCTCCGACCTGACCTTCTCCGAGCAGATCGCGATCGCCGACACCTACGTCTGGCTGTCTCAAGCTAAGCAACAGGCCGACCGCCGCACCGCCCAGACGGGCGACCAGTGGGTGGTGGTCAAGATTGAGGAGGTCTACGCGCCTCAGATCTCCGAGCAGGAGGCCTGAGCCATGGTCACCGAATACCGCATCATCGTCCACGCCGTTCTGGGTTCGCCCCATCCCAGCTGGGACTGGTGCGCCGTGGACGACAACACCTACGACGGGCAGGACACGGACCCGATCGGCTACGGCGCCACTCCCAGAGAGGCGATTGACGCGCTGATGGATCAGCTGGAGGACCGGGCATGAATGACGCACCCCCTATTGGCAAGAACGTGATCAAGCTTGAGGCTTGGGAAATTGACCTTTGCGAAGAGGCTGGCGTGTCGCTCATTTCGTACGCCAAACGAAAGAAAGAGCGAGAACAAGAGCTCATTGAGCATGAGAAGTGGCTCCAGACGCCCGCAGGCGCCGCTTACATGGCCAAGCGCCGAGCGAAATATGAGAAGAAACTGGCCCGCGACAGGGCTTACGCAAAAGCCTACAGGGCAAAAAAGAAAGCAGAAAATAGTTCTTGCATCATTCCCTAAACCCTGTATTCTGACCCTGTAGCAACCAACCAGCCCAACGGAGACCAACATGTTCATCAACGAAGACGCCCCCCTCGCCGACCGTTACGCCCAGATCGAGGCCGAGTTCAAGGCCCTCAAGAAACAGTATGAGGCCCTGAAGGAGGAAGCCCTCACCGCCTGCATGGCGGCTGCTGGCGACGACCTCAAGGCGGTCGTCAATGGCGACCACTTCTTCCTCGACTACAGCCTGACGGCGACCAAGACCTTCAAGGTCGAGCGCGCCCTTGAGCTCGGTTACATCACCAAGGAGCAAGTCGAGGCCTGCAAGGTCGGCTCGACCCGCCAGAACTTGAGCGCCAAGGTCCGCGCAAAGGTGTTCGCATGAACCCGGTGTACGCGGTCCTGCGGGACGACGCGACGCTGGCTGGCTGGGTCCAGAAGCGCCCGTCGGGGGACTGGAGGGCTCTGACGCCCTCTGGAATCCTCACCTACCACACCACCCGCCAACAGGCTCGAGAGGCCCTCAAATGCTCATAGACGCCCTGATCTTCGGGATCCCGATGACCCTGCTAATCCTCTGGCTCTGGCCGGAGGAGAAGGCGCCCGACCCATACGACAACCCTGACCACTGGGGCGACCAATGAGAAACCTTCAGGCCTTCCTCGACGACCACAACATCCGCCACAAGGATCTCGCCTTCATCACGGGCTGCACGACCAGGTCGGTCTTCAATTGGATCATGGGGGTGCGCCCCCTGCCCAGATCCACCGATCTCCTGTTGCAGGCCCTCGCTGAAGGCAAGATCGACGAGTCGTGGCTGGCTGAGAAGCTTAAAGCTTATCTTTAACAAAACGGAGCAAGACTATGAACAATAACATAAAACTCCCTATTAAAGACCTTTTACCTTATTTCCGCAAAGGATTTCGGGTTCGAATTTCAAACATTTTTTGGGATGAGGGCATCAAAACGCTTGGCGATTTATGCGCAAAAACAGACTATGAGCTTCTGCGCATCCCCAATTTTGGCCGCCAGTCAGTAGCGGAAATCAAAAGCGCCCTCGTTGCGTTCGGCCTTGAACTGGCTAAGAATCCCGCGGTTCGAAAGCAAGAACATTGCCTGATCGCACGCTGGAAGCCTATTGAGACAGCGCCGAAGGACGGAACCATCATACTGGCGACCAACAACGAATGGGTCGCTACCATGTCCTTTAAGCCGATGCCTTCATGGGAGGCTGCTGATGGGTATTTCCGGTTTCGTGGCGTATTTGGATCATCTAAAGAATTTGACCTACTGAACCAGCCAACCCACTGGGTTCACCTTCCAAAGCCATTAGATCCTCGCTGACGCCCTTCTCGGCCCGGAGCTACCTCCGGGCCTTTTTTATACCCAAAGCCATCAGGTGACCTTCCCTGCCCGTTTGTCGGCGCAACTACCTCTTTCGCCACTGCCTGCCTCCTACCGCGCTCGGGGAGTCCGAACAATTGCCACATGGTGATCTGGCGTTTTTTTAACCCCTTCATGGCGCACCTCAAAACGGCATGACGTCGTCGATCGGCGCCTTGGAGTCAGGGACGGCGTCAAGCGGATCGCCCACCCTCGTCCTGACCCTCTCCACGGTCGCGCCGGGGAAGACCTGCTTGGCGGCGAGGATCTCGGGGAAGCCCTCAATCAGGCGCCCGATCTCGTCGAGCGTGTAAACCCTGACGGCGCGATCCTGCGCCGCCACTTTGCCAGCCTGATGCGGATCCCTGACGAGGGCAGCCACGGCTCCGCTGGGCATGACCACCTCCCAGACCTCGGTGTCGAGCTCAGCCTTGCCAGCCGCCACCGCAGCCCGATCCAGAGCGCGCCAGGCAGCGATCATCCTCCGAGCCTGCGTGATCACGTCCTGGAGCTCGCCATGCCACAGCGCCTGATTGAGCAGGTAGCGCTGCCGGTCGAACTTCTCCCGCATGACCGTGTCCACCAGGAGTCTCAACCGCCCTACGCCCCACCGCCTCTCCATCTCAATCGCCACAAGGTCCAGCTCGTCCACCTCCGCTTGGCCGCTAATGAACATCCCGACCGTCGTCTGCCATGGCGGCGGGTCCATCCTCGCCACCGGAATGCCAAAGTTATGCTTCTGCTCCTTGCCGTTTGTGAATTTAGGCTTGGCCATTTTGATCTCCTGTTAATCTTAAGCCTGACAGTTTGGTCTGTTTGTTATAGACAGCGCTCTCAATGAGCTGCTTCGCCATCATGGCGATCAATGATTCTCTGACGTCCTTTTGATTGGCTGAAAGTTTCTGTCCGATCACTTGCGGCGCAAACCTCCCATAAGCCTTTGTTTGAGGATGAATGGATAGGGGCGTCCCTGCATCCCAAGCATCCCTGATGATGCCGAGAATCTCCTGACGCCTTGAGGACGGCAATTCTGTCGGAGGATTGTTTTTCCGTTTCTTTTTTCGATCTGGAAATGATGGGGCAGACCCAACATCACCTTGGATCGCGTCCATGAACCACTTGGTCATGCCGGGGTAGTATTCTTGCAGGATGACGTAATCACCCCAATGACCGGGCTCACCTGTCTCCACCATGATCGTCAAATGCCAAACCTTTTTAGGCGCCGATTTTATGTCACGGTAAAGCTTATAGTTTTGGTATCGACCACAGTCAGACAAAATTGATTTGTGAAGCACCCACTCTCCACTGGATCCAACATCAACCTGTCCGGGCGTCCTCTTCAAAAGCTTCCCACCAATTTCAATGAAATCTTCATCTTTCATGGATGACTCCTTTGCGGAAGTTCGCAAGCGGAAGTAGAACACTTTTTCAGAAACTCCGCAATCCTCTTGAACCATTTCCACAACTCCCATTTCGTCCGCATCAACGCCCGTGCTGTCTCGGCGGGAGCGCGCAGCGTCAGCGGAGCGCGACCCGCGCCGTAAATGTTCTCCCCGTAGGGGGAACACCCCTTTGACTTCCGTGCTCCGTAAAACAACCTCCGGTAATGATTTCAATGAGTTACAAGGAGACTTCCGGGACCTCCGGTGCAACCTCCGGTGGCTGCCTCCGGTAATGATTTCAATGGGTTAGACTGACCTCAGGAAGCAACCTCCGGGACCTCCGGTCGTTTCAGTCGATGCCCCCGGTGACCTTCAGGCCCTGCATCTTGGTTGCCTTGTCGCGCATCTCATAAGACAGAACGCCGGTCTGCAACCACGTCTGGATAATGTTCTCGCCGATCTTCTCGACGACGTCGAATCGGGTCTTGATGAGCGCCGGGGCATACCGTCCCTTGGCTCTCGTCTGAGGCATCGACGACCACGGCTTGCCGCTCGCCCATGCGCTGCCGATCTCGCTCAGGATCTTCCTGCACACGTCCTTCGGCGGCCACGCACCCTTCTCCGGGGCCTTCTGTTCGCACGCCACGGCCACCAGGCTGCGTGTCGCCTTGATGTCGCCGACAGGCACCTCGATCAGCTCGAAGGACTGCTTCCAGCCATCCTGGGCGGCCTTGATCTTCTTGGCCGTCATTGTCCCGATCATGTCGCCTTCGTCGCGCTCGATCCCGAACAGGAAGTCTCCGGCGCCGTCGAAGACGGTTGATCCGCGAAGGTTGCCGTTGCGGGACGTATGGTGAACGCCCACGACTGTGGCGCTGAAGGTCTGGCGCACCTCGTCGCAGGCCTTGATGAAGAGCGTCATGTCCTTCTGTAGGTTCTCGTCGGCGCCCGGCAGCACGCGGGAGACGGTGTCCACGACGATCATGACGGGAAGCTCGCCGAGCTGCTCACAGAGGGTGGTGATGGTGCGCAGAAGCTTGTCAACATCTGTGTCGAGCATGAAGTTGATGGTCTGCCTGATCAGGTAGAAGGGCGCATCGTCCGCTTTCACGCCGAGGTGGTTCTCCCACGCCTTGAGGCGGAACTTGAAGTCGCTGACGCCTTCGCTGCTGATGTAGATCACGGGGCCATTGCGCAGGATCTTGCGACCAAACCACTCCTTGAGCCCGCAGGCTACAGATAGAGCGAAGCCCTGAACGACAAACGATTTGCCACCACCCGGTGGCCCGAAAAAGAATCCAAGACCGAGATCGATGATCATGCCCTCGGCAAGCCATTGAGGGTCGGGTAGGTTCTTGATAGCTGTCACAGATAGGAGCTCGAAGAGGTTGAAGTCTTCACGGAACTCGGCGCCCGGATCTTCTGCATTGGCGTCGGCCTCGCTCTTTGGCTCGGCCTCTGCCTGAGATTGACCAGCTTGTCGCTGGCCTGATGATGACTGCTGGGGCTTATCCTTCGGCGGGGGAGGGGCGCCTGCGTGTTCCTTGACCTTGCCGTCCCACTGATCAAAGGCGTGCTTCCACTTCTGCTTGAAGAGGGTGATCCCTCGGCCCTCGCGCTCCAGAAGGATGTGGTTCGGTGTGCCGCGCTCAACGATCCGGGACTTGGCGGCGCGCTCATATTTGGAGAACAGCTCCCGAAGCATCTCGTCCTGCTCGGCCTGGCCGGGCATGATCGGGGACTCACGGTATTCCTGCACGACGCGGGCCCAGACCATTCTGGTCATGTGCTCTTCGCGCCCGTCTATGATGCGCCCGAAGGCGTCTGTTGACGTGCCGGGGCTGGTGGTGCGCTGGGCGGGCCCAGAGGAGCCTGCGGAGCCCGTGGAGCCGCCATGCTCCTGAGCTAGGGTGTTGATCTGGTCGCAGAGCCATTGGGGCGCTGTGGCGATCTCAAGGGTCCACGGCTCGCGACCTTCCTTCCAGCGGTATGCTATGCCGCTTTCGTGCATCGAGGGCGGCATCATGGCGAAACCACCCTGACCACGGATGTCCACACCGATCGACGTCTTGCAGGTCGGCGGGATCCAGCCTATCGGCGCCCGAAAGAACAGCTGAGCGCCACCGCCGCCCGTTTCCTGTTCGACCGTGTCGAGGTCGCCTGCATTGGTGGCCATGTGCGACATTTCGTCCCACCAAGCCTGCGCGCGAATATTCTTGTGCAAATCTAGATCGACGACGAAGACGCCTGACGAGCAGGCGCCAGCGATCAAGCCCATGTTGTAGCGGCGGGAGTGCTCGCCATTGTCGCCATACCAGCGCTCGAAGGTGAAGTCTGGGGCGAGCTCATGCTCGAGTTCGCGCCACTTGGGGAGCGCCGGGCGCTTCCACTGAGTCTTGTGTTCTGAAGGGCGCATGGCTGGCACGACCTGAAGGCCGAGCTCACGATACATCTTCGCCCATTCTGTCGGGTCGGCAAATTCTGGGTCAAACGACATTTCTGGTCTCATTTTTGTCTCGCTTCATTAGAAAGCGCCCGTGGCGCATTTTTTGAGTTTTTCAAGGATACGCTGAACCACCGCCAATTGCTTTTCTGACAGACGGTCGGGGAAGCGGTCACAAATATCGGCGGCGAAGCTCGCCTCCCAAGCACTCAACGGTTCAACGCCCCACTCTTCAATGAGACGGCTCATTTCCTTCAATAATACTGGATGAGACCAAGATGTTTCGTGGTGGTAGTGGCCGTAATCTTGTCGAGGTGGTGGCGGTGGGGGCGGCGGTGGCTGCCGATAGCTTGATGACGATGCGTAGCACAGGCGCAGCATGTCGGGGATCGACAGCTTGCAGGACTTGGCGATGTCGGAGATCTTTTTAGCCGCGACGGCGCGCTCACCATCAAAGTCTGAACCAAGCATCCCCAGAAGCTTGTGGACGAGATCTCTTTGTTTCGCGTCGATGGTCATGCTGGTCTGGCCTATCTCGTTGCTGCATACCAAGCCATGCAGGCCGCATCTGCGCGGCCATCGTGCTTCTTCAGGGCGAACAGGCCCGCGTAATTGGGGAACAGCTCACATGCTCGCTGGCGGGCTCCATCCTTGCCCCCACGCACTGCCGCCGCCTTCTGCCACGCCTGCGGGGTGACGATGTCCACAGGGATCAGCATGGTGGCGAGGACGCCTTCGACGATACCCACGCTACGCCCGAAAGAGAAAACAGACGTGACCCCCTGACCAGGCATTGCCCCGACACGTTCCAGCACGGCGCGGGATACTTTTCCTGCGAGACCCATGGCGGCAGCAACCCCAACAGGGCTCACCTCGCGCTTTGTCTTATTGTTCCGCTTCACCTCAAAGGTAGGCATGTCGATGATGGAAAGGTGGCCCTTCTCGGTGTCGAGAAATGCTATGGCGCCATTCAGGCCTGGGTCGATGCCGATAAAGATCACGCCGCTTTCCTCCGGTTTTGCTTGTCCATGGACTGGAACCAATCAAGACTGATGCGCCCATCTGAACGCCACGCGAGAGCTATCCGCCACTTCCACGGCACATGGTTGCGCTGCCGCCATTTACGGCGGGCCCAGTAAGAGACGCCCTGCCGCTCGGCGTAGGTGTCGATCAGATCCCAGTCGATTTGTGATTTGCTCATCCACTCAGACTTGGACAAAAATTCCAACGTGTCAATCTGTGAATGGTGAAATTTTAGGGTTGACGAACATCTTCGACTCGTCCAGCCTCAGGATCAGATCAACCGAGCAAATCACATGAGCAGTCCAACTAATCCCTTCGCAGCCTACGGCATTGAGCATCTCTCCCCCAGCGCCTGCAACACATTCATAGGCTCTCCAGCCTCGTTTGTGCTTGAGCGTCTGATGGGCAAACGGTCACAGGTGGGCGCCGCCGCACACCGAGGGACGGCGGTGGAAGATGGCGTCGTGCAGGCGCTTCTGAACGATCTCAGCACGTCTGAGGGCATCAAGATCGCGCAAGATACATTCAGCCGCCTGACGTCACTGAGCGGGGATCCACGCAGGGCGAAGGAGGCCGAGGCCGTCCCTGAGATGGTCAAGCAGGCTATGGCCGAGCTTTCCTCTTATGGGAAGCCGTCATCGACGCAGGGCAAGATCTCGTGGGACGTTGAAGGCCTCGCTGTGCCGATCATTGGGTTCTATGACGTGGCATGGGAAGAGCATGGGATCTTGTTGGATCTGAAGACAACCCACGCTTTGCCGTCGAAGATCAAGGTCAATCACGCTCGTCAGGTGGCTCTGTATGCCGCCTGCCTCGGCGACAACATCGACGCCCGGCTGACTTACATCACGCCGAAGAAGGTGGCGACGTACAAGCTTGAGAACGTCAGGGAGCATGTGCAGGCCTTGGAGCGTGTCGCCTTTACGATCCAAAGGTTCCTCGCGATCAGCGACGACCCGAAGGTGCTGGCGTCCCTTGTGGTGCCTGACACCGACAGTTTCTATTTCTCAGACCCCCTCGCGCGCCAAGCGGCATTTGAGGTTTGGGGTCTGTAAGGTTCTGCCCGAGTGGGCGAAGGCAAGCGTCTGGCCAGACAGGCGCATTGGTAAAAGGAACACGCAAATGGGTTTAGGTCTTAACATTAATACCGGCAGCAAGAATTTTCTGCCGATCATCAAGTACGATGCCCGCGCTGGGCGCGTCTTTCGTGTTGATAAGGTGGACGGCATCTCGACGCCTGTGGACATCACCAAGAAGTTCAAGGCCGTCTTTGACTTTGAGAATGTCGAGGTCGGCTACATTAACTTCGCCACCGGATCGGCGCCTGACTTTGTCATGGTCCCGCTTGGCTCTGCACTGCCTGCTTGCCCTTCTGAAAACCACAAGCAGGGCATGAGAATGAGCGTGAGGCTTGGCAAGGATTGCGGCAGCGATTGCCGTGAGCTTGCAGGCACGTCAGGAGCGTTTCTGGCGAGCATGGAGAAGCTTCACGACGAATACCTTACTGGCGTGAAGGATAATGCTGGCAAGCTCCCTGTGGTCGCCCTGGCTGATACCATTCCCATTGAGAGCGGTTCGGGCGCCAAGAAATCCACCAACTATCGCCCGGTCTTTGAGATCACTGCTTGGGTTGACAGGCCGAAGGATCTTGGTCCCAACGCTCGTGGATCTGATCCTGAGCCTGCGCCTGCGGTGAAGGCAGTGCCGCCTTCTACAGGGTCTTCTCGTGCGTCGGCGCCAACTGCTCGCTCGCCTGAGCCTGCGATGGCTGAGGACGAAGACTTCGGTTGATCAAATTGGGGGCGTCTACGGGCGCCCCCTCCCCAGAAAGGAGTCCAAATGCGTTTTGAAATCATCATGAACATGCCGACCAGGGGCGGCATTGATAAAGTCAGTGAGCCAATCCACCGACTGATCATTGAACACCCAGCCAAATCTCTTGAAGAGTTCGTGCATGTGCTCATGAACTATGACTTCGTCATCGTCGAAGAGTTTTACCCTGACCCAGTTACTAAAGCGTACAAAAGCCATGGGCTGATCGCCCTCAACCACCGATACGTCGGAAAAATTAAACAATGGGACAGAAAACAATGAACCACAAAGACGTGCTCTACAAAGCAGCCGAAACCCTGAATGACCGCGGCGCCAATTATGGCGACATTGAGGAGATGTTCACAGACACAGCAAAAATGGCGTCGATAGTTCTTGGTAAGGAGATCAAGCCTTATGACGTCACGACCATCATGGAGATGGTGAAACTGCGGAGACGCCGCGCAAACCCTAAGCTTGCTGACAACTACATCGACAATGTAAACTACACTGCGTTCTCGGCGCAGTTTGCCCTGAACGATACTGAAGGAGAGAAACCCGCTGCCGTGGCACCGCAGCCAGTCGATGAGGACCTACCATATGTTCAAGACATCAGCGTACACTTTGACGGGGTTAGCACTACTGTCGTCGCCAGCCCTAGCCACTGAGGAAGACGCAGGTTCGTTTTGGCGTGAAGAAGCCATGAAGAGCGAATTTGTGAAGCCTGAAAAGGTCGCCGCATCTCAGAAGAAAAGAGTTGTGATTGACCAGATCACCGCAGTGGTGAGGAAGGAGCTGGGCGAAGAATGGGTCGCCAGCGCCCTCAAGATCGCGAAGGTCGAGAGCGGCTATAGGTGCAACGCCAGGGGGCCCAAGACCCGTCATGGCCACGCAAAGGGGGTCTTTCAGCTGATCGACTCATCGGCGCGGACACTGGGGTTCGACCCCGGCAAAATGTACGATTGCAATGAGAATATCGCGGCGGGTGTCGCCCACATGAAGGTCTGCATCAGGTATGGCGTGAAGGATCCTCGTGGGATGGCCGCCTGCCACGTCGCTGGCTGGAACCATTGGAACGTGAAGCTTGCGCGTCAACATGAGAGGTACAAGCAGCGTTACATCAACATGGCGACAGCCTAGCGAGGGGGAGCTTCGGCTCCCCCATTACCCAACGAGCCCAACATGAAAGAAAAAAAGAATGACATCCTGAGCCTTCGATGGGGGATGTGTCGATATATCACCAACGACGACATGAGTCGGCCCGAATATTGCTGTGAGACGGTGGTGAGGGGGGCGTACTGCAAGAAGCACGCAAAATTGTGCTACCTACCCCCAAAGAGAAATGATTTGTTAAGGAGTACCGAGTAAGTTGTTCTTGCAACACAAGAGGGACGCGGTATGATCAAGATCCAGACCAAACTCAGAGCAACCAGAGACCAAATTGACCCGCAATACTATCCCGGCGTTCAGAAGATCCTCATCAATCCTGATGGCCCTGAAGCCGCCAACTACATCCAGAACATGATTGAATGCATGGGGCATGTCGTGAAGATAGCCCTTGAGAACATTGATGATGAAGAAACCAGAAAGCAGATAGAGGCACACGCATATGCCGCAATCAAAGGAGCCCAAAATGAAAATGGCGCAGTATTGGGAAGCACAGGAAAACCGCTGGCACGATAAGTACGTTGAGGCCGAGGGCCTGATTGATCAGCTTGAGAACAAGATCTGGGACCAGGCCAGCCGGATTGAGTTTTTAGAGGGAGCTCTCCGGGAGATCGTCAAGGTCAACAACAAGCGAGATCGTTACAGTAGTGAGATTGATGGTATTGTCATTGCTGCATTGGGAGAAAACAATGTCTGACGCTCTGATGGATCTCCACAACCATTACAAGGCCGTCAGGGCGCGGTTGAATGGTGGTCCGCCACCCAAGCCCCAGCCACTACCTGAACCTGAGCCAGAGCCCGTCCCAGAGCCAATCCCTGAGCCTCCTGTGACGCCTCCGTTGACGGCTCTGGCTGCAACGCCAATGCCCGAGATCATAAAGGGCTTGCGCAGCACGTCTGAGGTGAAGGAGAAGATCCTGCCGATCCTTGAGAGGCACCAGATCAGCTGGAAGGATGCGGCTGGCAAGTCTCAGATGTGGAAGTACACGAAGTGCCGCTTTGAGATCTACGTCAAGCTTTACGCTCACGGGTGGTCCTTGAGCCAGATCGGGCGCCTGTGCGGCGATCGAGATCACACGACGGTTCTGAATGGGATCAAGCGGTTTGTGAAGGAGAACCTGACTGAAGAAGAGATTGGGGTCTGCCAGGCCGCAGGCATGAGGCCTGTGGATTACTGGGAGGGCAAGACGCTGCTGAGGGAGATGCGCGGTGGCTGAGACGATCCAGCAGCTCCGGGACCGCATTGCCGAACTTGAAGAAGAAGTGCGTCAGCTTCGCGCTGATATGGTTCCGATTGACGCAACCTTTTTAGACTTCTTGAGCAAGCATCAAATGAAGCTGCTACTGGGCATCTACAGCCGCCCAATAGCCGACTATTCGTATCTCGACCGGATCACTGAGCAGGGCGACAGGTACAACCGCTACACGGATGTAAACCACGAAGACTTGCGAGTCCGAGTGTCGATCTGGAAGCTGCGCCAGAAGATGCGTGAGTATGGCATCGAGATCAAAACATGGCGCGGCATTGGCTACTATCTGGATGAAACTGACAAAGCCAAACTGAAAGCACTGATGGAGAAGAAAAAATGAAAGTTTTATGCACAGAGGACGAATGGTGGCCTATGGCTGATTTAGATACAGACAGAGAGACCATCCAATTATATTTGCAAACTCCAATCAAACAAAGTGAACGCGATTGGCCCTACTCATCAGGTGGTCCAGAATACATCATTGAAGTGACTAAGAGGGAATTAAGGGAATATCTTATGCTCAAGAGGCGCATCAAGAAAATGAGCAACATGTTTTTGGATCGCAAAGACGAGCGCGAGCAAAGCTTGAAGCATCTTATGGGGAAGAAAGATGACTGACGAGCCAGACTCCATGTTGGTCCACTGCGGCTGGTGCAGACACGAATGGTTCGCCTTTAAGCTGCCAA